GTCGTGGCATTCGACAGCGTTGCCGATGACGTGAACAGCGCAATCTTGAATACGTCGCCCGTCGATGTCGTGAAGTTGTGTGTCCCGACCAGCATCTCCTGCTTGAACGAGTTGCACAGTCCCTGTGTGATTGCCATTCTTTTCTCCTGTTGTGACTACGGTCACACTGCCAATGTCAAAGTTCATGTCGGCACTTTCTGATCCGGACGGCGATAGACGTCCTTGCGGTTACGCCCTTCGGCAATGACCTTCAGATCGTTGATCGCTTGCGCGAACTTGTCCTGATACATCTTGATCACGTCCTGATCTCCCTTCAGGTAGATGTAACCCTGAAGGATGGTGCCGAAGAGAATGGCGTTTTCACCGTAGGTGGAAATCCCTGTCGTCGCTGCGTCACCGGCTACCTCAGCGGTGAGAGACGTCGGTTCGTAATAATAGTTCATCTCCAGAAAGTACGTGGTGTCCGGAGTTGGAGCCAGCAGCATCGTGTTGCTGTCGAACAGGGCATAGTAGCGTGGCGTTCCCAAGACAGTCGGGTCAGGCCAATACTCGCTGATGAACGAATGGTCCTTGGACAGCAGGGCTTCCCGCTTGCCAGCCACCGTCACGAACAGCGAATACGGAGACAGGAAGTCATCCGGCAATGCGACGTATGGCGTGCCGGTGATGACCGGTGCCGTCGATGTCTGCATCAGATCCTGTAGCTGGACCTGTCGCATGATCTCTTCTTCGGCATTGATCACGAACTGCGGCATGTTTGCCAAGAACGATGTTTCTGAACTTTCCAGATACTGGCTTACCAGCGTTTTCAATTGCCCGTAATTCATGAGCCGGTCCTAACCGTCACACGGCCAATGTCGGTGAACGCCGTGCTGGTAAGAGGGACACCAACCGGGTTGAACGCGAACATGGCGCGGGACGCTGCGAGTTCGGAAGCGTCGGAGCGGCTGTTCGGCACCGACTGTTTGTCAGAAGTCTGAAGACCACGCGTATCCAGTTGTGGATGCGACGGGTCCAAGCAGGCGCGGCAGACACGCAAACCGGTGTTCTTGCCGAGTTCGTATTCGAACTTCAGTTGCTTCAGCGGATAACGTAGCCCACACCGGTCACAAATTCCGGGGGTGACAAAACGTGTCATCGTGAATAGCCCGTCATGTCAGGCACCAGCCGGAAGGGAGCGCGTTCGCGGTCTTCCTCTGCTGCCAGTTGGAACTGACGGTCATACTCCTGCTTGATCACCACCGCCGTCTGTGCGGCATTCGGCTGCTTCAGTGCCAGATAGTAGGCGAGGCCCGTCGTCAGGGCAGGCAGGAAGCGAGGCGGGATATCCATGGTGTTGCCATAGGAACCAGCATCCTGAATGGCGCGGATACCGTAATACAGGAAGGTGCCGTCTTCGACCGGGACAGGCCAGATAGCCACCTGCGCCGGAACGGTACGGTTGATCCAGTATTGCGTGGGGGAACCATTGGAATTCTTGTTGGCGGTCTGCGACCATTCCACCACCGAGATACGGTTGAGGATGCGGTCGGTCTGGTTAAGACCCTCGCCTGTGCGCCACGACGCATCCAGCACATCGATGCTGTCGGGGGGCAACGGGAAAGACTGTGTCCCGGCAGGAACCGGGATCACAGTTTCTCGGACTGTCCAGAAGTTGATACCCTTGTTTCCCCATTCCCGCATCAACAGGTCAAGGGAACGGCGGGCCGTCTTCATCTGGTAACCGGTGCGGAGTTCCTGACCGATCAGCTCATAAGCTTCTTCGACCACTTCCGCGATATCAAGCGTGAAAGCAGTCGTGCCTGACGTGGCCATGGGTGACCTCCCTAGTAGAGAGCCACCAGCAAGGTGGCCGTTGTGTTCGTCGCCATGACGCGCTGTGGGCCGACAGGGAGGAAAGTACCGGGAAGGACACCGGTAAAGGTGACCACCGATCCGCCAGCGCTACGGAGGGCAAGGTTACCTGCGCCACCGACAAAGATCCCCCTGCACCCGGCAGGGAGATTGACTGTGTCGGAGGTGGTAACAGCCACCCAGTCTCTGGCTGGTGCTGCTTGGTCTGACGTATGGACGGCCATTGGTTAGCCCTCCTTACGCGTAGACTGTGTAGGCTTCAGCACCCAGCGTGACGTTGGTGATCTGGATGTGGAACGTCTTCGATGCCGACTGGGCAATGGTCGAGAGAACGTTCGCAGCGCCAGACGTGCCGCCTGCACCCATCGTGATCTGGACAGTGAACGCACCAGCGGACGTGTTCATGATCGTCAGGGCAACAGTCGTGCCGACCACGGCGGAACCACCGAGAGCGGCGACCAGAAGGGCAGCAGTGGGGAGAACGTCCGTGCGAGCAGCGCCACCGGTATCGCGCAGGATCATGCCGTTCAGCACCTGTGCAGGCGTGTAGGTGGCAGGGCCAGCAGTGGCAATGGTCGTCGGGACGGGACGGACAAAGGCGGGACCGGTCGAGACCGCGCCAGTCAGCGGGTCAGTGCCGCCGACAAAACCGCCCTTGGAATAGACGGGACCGGAGAAATGAGTAGCACCCATGATCGTTCACCTTTCAGGATTTTACCGCAGCGCGGTGATCAGGACAAAAAGAAAAGGGGGGCCGAAGCCCCCCTCAGTATTAAGCACCCGGCGAACCGTAGATGCCCAGTGGGTCAGACCAGCCGAAGGAGTAACGTTCCCGCGCCTTGTAGCGTGCGTTACCCGTGTCGAAGTCGTTGTCCATCCCGGTCTTGAGGGCTGCACGCTGGAACATCTTCAGGCCGTTTGGAACGTCCGTGATGAGGAACCATGCATCATTGTCCGTGAGGAAATGATTGATGCTGTAGCCCTGCGGGATAGCACCGTTGTTCTTCAGAGCGTTCAGGTCGTTGTCGGAAGTGCCGACACGCTGCTCGGTCTGGAGAATGCGGGTTGCTTCGAACTGGAGAGCGGGCGGGATGATCAGCTTGAGCGGGCGAGCCGCAATAAGAAGACCACGTTCGTCCGTCCATGCGGCAATGTCGATAACCGCATTTTCCAGAGCCGTCTCGTTGATGTCCGAGGCGACAGCAGGCTGGTTGGTGTTGGTCCCACCGGAGACCAGAGGATGCGCATTGCTGATCAGAGCAACACCGTCGCCACCCTTGAAGGATGCCGAGAAGGCGTTGTTCAGAACACCAGCCGCTTTCATCTGCTTGGTGTAGGCCATCCCGCGAGCGAGAGCCTTGGTATACCGGGCAGAGAGCTGGTCGTAGAGGTTATCTTCGACAGCTTCTTCGGTGATCGCAAAGCCCATGGCGATGGTCTCGTGGACGTAACGAGACGTCCATGCTTCCTGCGCCGTGTCGTAGGAGATGCCCTGACCTTCCAGTTTCACCGGAGCAGCGCCGAAGCCGGAAAGCTTCTGCTCTTCTTCGAAGGAACGGTCGGAGGTCTCGGTCGTGAAGATCTCGGCATGCTCTTCAGGATAGCGAGCATATTCCAGACCGAACAGCTTGTTCAGGCCGGGGAGCAGTTCTTTGAATAACTGCGCGCGTGAGATAGGCATATCTCAGTCCTTTCTTACGGCGCATCGCCGGTTGTGGTGGCGTTGAAGTGGGTGTTGATGCGGACGAGAACGTCCGTGAATGCATCACCCGGCGTGGAGAAACCCGGCGAGTTGACGAGACCGACGATACGCAAGGGGAGCGTGCCGGTAGCAGCCAACGTTGCGGCGTTCAGAGAGACGCCGGAAATGCCGAGGGTAGCGTTGCCCGCGCCCTGAACGATAGCGGCGTTGGTGCCGACAGCATTCTGGGAAAGGGTAGCGCTGGCTTGGATCTGGAAGACCTGCTGTGGGTTGTCGATGACATAGCCCATGGCGTCGGCAGCAACCGTGCCGCCCTTCCACATCTGCTTGTTCAGGTAGCCCATCGCCGCATCGGTGTATGCACAACCGATAAAGACGCCGACAGGTGTGGCCGTCGCAGTGCCAGTCTCCTTCTGGAGGGTTCCAGAACCAGCGGTCAACGATACCAGATCGCCCGTCTTGAGATCCGTCGCGTAGGCGGATGCAATCGGGTACTGGTTGAAGCCGTGGTTCGTGCGACCTTCACCAAGGGTTTTGGCAAGACGGAGACCGTATGGCGAGGCAGTTTTTGCCATTTCGCTTTCTCCTATGGAGTTGAGGGGTGGCTATTCCTCTTCAGAGGAAGAGCCGAATGAGCCATTACCAATTGTGGTGCGCGTGCGTCTTTGCGGAGCATAGAGCGGCATGCGGGGGTCGCTTTCGCGAAGGAGATGGTTGTCGATGGCCGACAGTTGTTCCTTGGAGCGATTGCGGTAATATTCGTTGCGAGCCCTCGCGGTCTCGTTGGATGTTTTGCAGAGGAGCAATCCTCCGATTTCGACGCCGTCCTTGAACCGGGTGCCATCATCAGAGATGACGCGCAGTTCAGGGTGATCAGCGACATTGACTGGCTCCCATCCCTCGCGGAGGCGGGACGAGATATTCTTGTTATCGGGCTGGCCACGGGAACCGACGCGCACCCACCGAAAGGTGACGCCGTCTACCGCATCTGGCACTGGAAGCAGATCTGCTGGCTTCCAAGCCTTTGTCCGCTCGCGTGAATTTCGTGTTTCGGTTTCGCGGCGGTTAGCGGCCATGTGTCCATTCCTTTGATCCGGATGCCTGTTCAGCGACTAGCTGTTCGGCGTACTGCTGCGGGGACAGGCCGAGACGCTTTGCAACGTTCACCTGACTTTCCGTGAGGGTTACTGTTCTGCGTGATGCACCACCCGCACTGCGGGTCGCCGGGGCCACCACGGTATTTTCACGCCGAGGACGGTCGGCTGATTGCAGGCGTTCAGGGAACCGGGTCGCCATCTCTTTATTGATCTTGTCCCAGTAGACTTTGCCGTCTGCTTCGGTGATGCCTTCCCGGTTCTTGAGATGGTTATGGAACGCCATCGCATGAGCCGTCATCACCTCGTCTCGTCCAAACCACTTGTTCTTCGCCTGCCAGCCAACAGCGTCTTCGCTGGCGACTGGAGCCTGTTGAACTGGGCTCTGGACAAATTGACCAAGGACCTGTTTCTCGTCCAACCGCTGGAGCGGCTGGGAACGATAGGCAGATGCTCGGTCCTTCTGCGAAACCAGTGCCGCAAGGTTTTCCTGCGCGGCGATCTGGCCATTGATGTCGCCAGCTTCATGCGCCTCGCGGAGCATGTTCTTGGCGGTAGCTATCTGGCTTTCGAGACGGTCCTTGTGTTCTTTCATGAACACGCCTTCACCGTTCTCGATCAGGCCCTTAAGCTGGTTGTTCTCTTCAATCAGCCGTCGCGTGACGGTGATCGCTTCGTTCAACTGACGTTCGCGGTCTTCCTTGGCGCGGCGCTCGGCATGAACCTTGGCCGTCTCCTTGGCGATCCGTTCGCGAACACGGCGCGAATGCTTTGCAGCTTCGTCTTCCGGTTCGTCGTCGGTGACCGGCGTCTTGTCGGCATTCCACTTGCCCTGATCTTCATCAGGAACATCCGACTTTATCTCGACTTCCAGATCTCCCGCTTTCGGGAGAGGACTGTCACCTTCGTCGTCGTCTCCGAACGTCGCGGTGCTGAAGTCATTGTCGTCATCGAAGTCGCTGTCGAGCAGACTGTTCTTCGGGTTCGCCATCAGAAGGCCCTCGTAATGGTACGCGGATCATCCACGACAGCTTCGATGCTGTCATCGTTGAGCAGGCGGAACTCCTCGTCGGAGATCTTCATGCGGGTGCCTGAATAGGCACGGAAGATCACCCAATCGCCGGGTTCACACCAAGGGCCAGACGGGTACTTGTCTACCTCCGAGTAAGCCAGATCTCCGAGAGCAATCACCATCCCTACGATGGAAGCGCTCTCTTCGGCCTTGCGAAGGGTTTCAGGAAGAAGAATGCTGCCGATCTTCTCATCCTTCTTGGGGATGGCGATCAGAATACGATAGCCCGCTGGGCGCGGTAGCCCCTCTGGGAGCGATACCGGAAGTGTCATGCGTGTCTCCACGTTAAATGCAAAACCCCCCGGAGCTACCGGAGGGTCCTGAAAAGGTTATGCTTAGAATTGTCGTAATCTTGGCTAAGGTAATATAGCCATGCAGTTGACTTCACGTCAACTCAAAGTCGTCGTCGTCCTCTTCCTTCGTCGCTGACATCAGCAACTCTTCGAAGTATTCAATCATCCGGAGTTCAGCAACGGTTACCCGATACTGCTCCATCGACTGTATCAAGCCATCATTTAGGTGATGGTTTCTTGCTTCCTTTAACTTTTGCAACTTGAAGCTTATGCTCTCGATCAAGCTCATCTTTCTTCCTGTCGTGTGCGTGCTGGCGATGCTGCATCACCTGCTCGTGTGCCATACGGGTATGGTCGGCGCTGGCTGACTGGATCTCCTTGATGGCTTCGCCACCAAGCTTGAAGGCAGCGGAGCGCTGGTCGTTGGTAAGCGTAGCGCCGAATGTTACGAGGTCGGCACCGATCTTGGCACCGGCCCGGACTTCTTCGGAATGCAGGCGAGCCTTGTCCATCTCTTCCTTGGAGATAGCCTTGGCTGCATCCATCATCATGGACGCTGCGTCCTTCTCCATCTGATGGCCGAGTGCCTTCTCCTTGAGTTCGACTTCGCGGACACGAAGCTGGTAGATCGGGTCCTGCGCAACCTCTTCCGCCTGCTGCTGTGCGGCTTCGGCCTGATGCTGCTTCTTGAGACGCGTAGCCGCCTGCGCCACCAGC